AAGGTTTGCTAGGTTTAGTAATCTTTTTCGCAATATTCGGTTTTGAATTTTGCATACTTCGATACTTCATAGCATCATTAACCAACATCACTATTCTATGATCGTACACTTGAGCAACTTCTTGGTCATTAAAACCATAATTGTTTAGTGTGCTTTTCATATTAGCTTTTAAACTTGAAGCCTTTGCTGGATCAGAAAACTCTGGCATCTTAGATACCAATTTTCTCTGTTGATCTTGCAAGAAAGAACTGAACTGTTCTTTTTGTTCTGCTTGAGTTTGTTGTAAAGATTGATTTAAAGCATCTTGCTTTTTCTTCAACTTTCTTTCCACTCTTGCAGCTTCTGTTGGATCTTCGTCATACAGTTTATCTAAATCAGCAGAATTAATTTCTGCGTTTAGGTCAACTTGTGCAGCAGACAATCTCTGATTCAACTCATTGAGTTTTTGAGAATAGTCTTGTCTTTGCTTTTCAGACTCAGATTGAAATTGTTTTCTCTGATGAGAAAGTTCTTCAGTCTTTTGTCTATAGTCAGCATCTCTTGAGTAACCATTTCTCAACTCATCAAGGGTAACGTCTAATTCTTGTCCATTTACTTTAACAGTATAAGATGGGGAATCTTCTTGTTTCTCTTGAGTATCAATTTGTTCTTCGTCTTGAGATACATCTTGCTCCGAAACTTCTTCTTCTTCTGATTCAGTTTCTTCGCTTATTTCCTGTTCCTGTGGTTGATCGACTTGCGATTCCTCATTTTGTGGTTCAGGAGAATTCTGTTTAATTTCTTCTTTTGGTTCTTCAGCTTTAGCTTCTTGCTTAGGCTCTAATAAACCATTGATTGCTTTTTGTGCTTTTTGCACATCAGTTTCAGATCCTTGTAATGGGTTGCCTTGATTATCTGACATTGTGTTTCCTTTTTAAGTTAAGCTCCTCTTATGAGGTTGGCTTATCCTAACCTTAGTGATTAGAATTTTTTTTTATCAATACTTTTTCTATAATCTTCTAACTGCTTAGAAGCTAGTTTTCCTGTATCAATCATTTCTAATAAATTTTGTTCTACCTTGTTGACCACATTGTAGGCTAACCAAAGTTTCTCTCTAGCATCTGTTTCTATTGCACCAGTATTAAATAAACTTTCTGAATATAAAGTTCTTAGTTTATCAAAACTTTCTTTTAATAATGGGTCTTGAAATAATGCCTTAGCTTTGTTCGCTTGGGTCAATTCCTGGTTGAGCTTGTCCTGTTCGCTGTTGTCCATCTAAATTATCTACTTGTTGTTCTAGTCTGTCTGATGATTGTTGTGCAGCAAGGAAAGTTTTATTTCTATTTGATGTTACTAATTTTTCTATATCAGCATCAGCTTTTATTTTAGCTGCATCAAGTTGTGTATTATACTTTAGCTCCATTTCCTTAATCTTAGTTTCAAAACCTAAAATAGCTTCTGCTGTTTCAGCTTTTAATTTTCTAGCTTCTAGTTCTAGCTCTGCAACTTTTCGTTTTTCTTCAGATGCTATTCTAGTAAATTCTATTTTTTCTATTGGAGTTGGTGGAGGTGGAGGACTAGGTTGAATTAGCTCTTTACCCTCATCTGGATTAACAAAATAGTTTTCAACATTTTTAAGTCCAGCTTCTTCAATAATTTTTGCTAGTGAATTATAAATATTTTTTAAAGTAACCATTGGATATTCTTTGTTACCTTGTAATTGGAAAGCCTGTAATTGTTTTTGTAAAATATTATTTAGCATAACAATTTGTTGATCTTTAGAACCAGCACCTAAACCAACATTGATTGATATGTTGTATCTGTTTTTCCATTCTGTAGGACTAACTGGTACAAACTTATTATTTAATTCTACAATTCTTTCTTTGTTTTGATACTTAACTGTAAGCTCAAATATTCTTCTAAATAAATCTTTAACACCAGTTTCTGCAAACACTCTAGCGATTAGTTCCATTCTCATTTGAGATTGGCTCATAATTGTGTTCACACCAGTTGCAGTTTTATTTAAACTATCTGCATCTAACCCTTGTGAATATCTTGTAACACCAGTTCTAGTTTCTCTAACTGTATCTAAGTATTCTAATAATGGAAATGCTTGTTGTGAAATCGTTTGGTTTTGCATTGGCAGCATAACCTGACTTGGTGGTTGTTTAGTTCTTACCACTCCTCCAGGTCTTGAAGTAAGTAGGTCATCCAAGTTGACCATACCATCCATAATAGCCACTCTGTTATTATTAGTTAAATACATATTATCTAATAACTGTCGCATTACAGTTGATTTAACTAACTGCACATCTTCGACTAATTCTGAAACTGATCTACCATAAAATCTATGTGGCATAGGCACAGGAGTAAGTGAACAAAAAGGAATGAAATCGCAAGGCATATTTTCTAAAATTGTGTTTGCGTTTCCACCAGCTACAATTACTTTTCTTAGTTCTGCAATACCATCACCATCCATGTCAATTTTAACATAGCACTCATAAATTTCTATATCTTGTGTACTCTCATCTGGAGCATCATGTAATGGACTTTCATCTATATCAGCAAACCTTGCCAATCTTTCATCATTCATGGTAACAGTATTTTGAGTAGGAAGATCATCTACAATATCTCTATCAAAACCCATTTGAATTAAATCGGATCTAGTTTTTAAAACTCTGTGTGCAACAAAATCTGCATCTTCAATACTCTTAGCTGACTTTTGAATTAAAAATTCTTCAGGTGGGATATTTTCTATTTTAACTTTGCCAGAACTTGTAGTTCTTTTAATAATACAATTATATAATTTAGGAGTTGGTATATCCTCCATCACTTGACCTTGTGCTTCGGCTAAGGCTTTTATTTGTTCAAGTTGTTCTTTTGCTTTTTCATCAACAAAACTTTCTTCTTCAACAACTTCAACATCATCATTATCAATTAATATTTGATATTCTTGTTCGTTTAAATTTTCGTAAGTTTCTTGCTCAACCTTTTCACTTTCATCCCAATAGACTTTTACAATTCCATTCTTTTCAATTAACGCATCTTTAAACCATGTATATAAAATACTAAAACCATCATTGTCTTTGTTAAAGATATAATTGATATAGTTAGTTGCTTGTTCAGCAAGTGCTACATCTTCTGATTTTTGGGGTTCACACTTTACAGTTTGATCTGATGCTGTAAAAATTTTAAGTAGGTTTGGCAAGATGGTTTCAATAGTGTCTGCTACATCTGTGCTTACTACTTGTGATCTACCATCAATCTCAGTACCTAATGGTTCTCCCATGTAGTATTCTAAAGATTTCTTTCTTTGAGCTGATAGGTTTCCACCCATATAACCCATAGAGTTATTTATCTCTTGACCAATAATATTTTTTAATTCTAATTCTGTTACTTTGTCTGCCATATTAAACTATATAATTTGTTTCGACTGGTATTTCTTCATCCCAATCACTAACTTCCACACCCTCACCTACTACACCAGTTCTAAAGGCATCAGCACAATGAGAAGCATAGTTGTGCATTGGTTTATTTCTAAAACATTGGTTCTTATCATCCCATCTTTTTTGATAGGCTTTTAAATTCTCTAATCCTTTTTGACATTTGTTTTTGTCAAACCAACAATTAGGAAGTGCTTTTCTGACAGCTTCAATCCCATCTTCTATTGATAGTTTTGGTGCTACTTCAAAAGCAATACCTAATTCTAAAGCACTCTCCAATCTTGATTTACCAAAGTTACCTATTTCTCTAACTTTAATATCATGGGGAGCTATATGCTTTGAATACTCATATTCTTTTCTATTAATGACATCTACATAGTGATCTAAACCCTCACCAGCATTTTCATAATAATCTATTAATCTGATCTCTCCTTTATACCTTTGAACAAACCATATCGCTGTGGAGTCATTTAGACCCAAATCAAACCAAGTTTCTGTATCAAGGTTCTCATCATACAAATTATCAGTAACCCTATTCTGCGACTCTAATTTTTCGATTAAAGCACCATAATAAGAGCCTGTAATAGCTGCTTGGAAAGAACATTCAAATTCTTGTTCGTATAAATCTTCTGACATCATTTGCTTTGCAGCAACTAATTCATCAGGATCTAATATATTAGTTTCACTAGCTTTAAATAAACCAGAGTACCAATCCTTGTTTTCTTGTGCGTCTTTGTACAATTGATAGAAATAGTTTCTACCTTTTGGTGTTCCAATAAATACACACCACCCTTTTCGGTCTGCCAAAGCTGGTCTTATGACTTCAGGAAAGATAGTAGGTTTTATGCTTTGAGTTTCATCAAAGACACAACCATCTAAAAATATACCCCTTAGAGCCTGATCGTTCTCAGCTCCAAGAATTGTAATCCTTGCTCCTGTTGGAAGATCACATCTTAATTCTGACTCATTAAACTTAGTTCCTGGTATTTTACCAGCGAACTGTTTTATATAATCCCATGCTGTCGCCTTACCTTGTTTAAAAGTAGGAGATATAAAAGCATATCTTGGGTTTGGCAAAGGACAAGTAAGTGCTGCTTTAATCATGTGATTAACTAGCATAACTGTTTTACCACTTCGTCTATGAGCTACGATTACGTTAAATCGGTGCTTATCAATTTCTTTATGCAAAAAATTTTGTAAATCTCTTGGCTTATATGGAATGACTATTTCTGGCATTTAAAAACAAAACCCCCCTAATGTACTGTAACTCCTTGAGGTACGTTTAGTAGTTGCTCAATGCCAAAGTCTTCCATGATGTGAGATGAGAAGTATCTACATTCTCTAAGATCGTTAAATCCTCCAAAGTGAACAACAACAGAGTTACTGCTTTCCATAATATATATTACTGCTGAGTAACCTTTTTCGTTGTCGTCAAAATCCATCATAAAATTCCTAATCTAGTTGTGTGTAACTTCCCTTAATTTTAACAAGACACCAGAAACTGATTTGGTGCATATAGCTTTAGAAAACCCCCTAAAACCTCAGGAAATAACCAAATAAATAAACCCATTGATATTTAATCAATAGCTTATGACTATTTTACTAGCTTATTAAACACTTTGTATTCTCTTTGTATTCTGTCTGTATTATTTCTGTTGAGATCCTTAGCATTTTGGCAAATCTGCCAATAAAATTTCTATAATCTACTGTATCAATTTGAGTTTGCAGCTTGAATAATTAAACCAATAAACCTTGTATTTACTTATTAAATGCTATTGCTCCCATTTAATTTGTATAGGTTTATCACCTCCATTTAAGGTGACTTTAGAATCTTTATTGTATCTAATTGGTGATAATACTGAACTTAACCATTTCGCATTACTTTGCATTTCTTTAATCAAATGAGCAAATGGAAGACTATTATCCATCTTTCCTCCATTTTCTAATGTTGCAATACTTTCAGTAAGTTTATCTTGAGCCATAGCAATAACCATTTCAATTCCTATTTTTTTAGCTTGAAAATAAGAATCTTGTAATTTCTCACTATCTTTTAATTTCTGGCTAAATGTAGCCCATGAAACCATTTCAGGATCTCTAGTTATTGATCTAATGCTTTCACCCTCCATAAGTCTATTTAAGATGATTTTTTCCATAGTTTTGGAATATCGTATATTTGCCATAGTTTATAATCGTTCTAATGTGTTTAAGTGTTGCATATTTGCAACAGTATTTAATTCTATTTATAGTTGTTTCTTTGATATTAATTAATTTAATATGATGTTATCATTTTGTTGACAGTAATAATTAATCTGGTATTAATTAAGTCATGTTCAAATTAACTAAAATAATAAAGGAGATAAAATGAACAACTGTTACGAATGTGGATCAGATATAATCTATCCTAATGATGCGTTTGATGTAATTTCAAAATGCTCCAACAAAGATTGTGAAAGCAATCAAATTAAAAAAGATCAAATCGATTCAATTAATCATTTAATAAATCAAAAAGTTTTAAATGATCAAATGGATAATTCATAAACCAATTAACAAAGGAGCAAACATGAATCAAGTTGAACAAGTAGAAATAAAAAAAGATGATGATCTAATTAAAAATGAAAGAGTTAAAGCTCTTAAAAATCATCTTGAGTTAAATGATGAAGAAACTAATCAAATCA